CCGGACGAATTCATCCAATCCATAAGATAAGCCTCAGTGCCGATCACCATAACAGGAGCGACGGCGGACATACAGATGCAGCGCAAATACCAATCCCAAAGGGAATTAGTAATGTACCAGTTAGTATAGAGTCGAAGACATCTATAGAGGAGATACGCAAATTCAGACACAATAGAAGTGTCATAATTTTTGAAATCTCCACCACCTAAGTTGGGAAACTTAAGGAGCTTTCTGATAAGCATGGTCCAATCTTTAGAATGGGGATTGACACCAATTGCTACATCGGAGGTTGAGAGATGTTCTTTCATGAAGGAGACGATGTCACCCATGACCATTACAGTGGCCACGAGATGAGCAAAGCCTCCGACACAGAACAGTCGAGTTTTACCCATGCGAACACGAAGTTCGTCACGGATTTCATCTTTGAGGCAAGCGGCAACTACGTTGCGGGGTTCATACCCTTTTTTCATTGCGTCAAAGATTTCCTCAACGGCGGCTCGAACGAGGGGATGAACCCAAGTTACTTTGCCTGTTGTCTCATCTTTAGTCCACATTTCCTTACGGGAAGTGAACCCAAGAACTTTCATATCGTAACCGATAGAAGTGTCCTGTGAGAGATGTTCAAGAGCTTCTTCAATAGAAAGAACTCTGAATTCCTTTCTCATCTGAGGTGTAAAGCCAGCGAAGGCCTTACCGGGTTCTTTTTCAGCCCACTCAAGAAGAGATTGAGGAAAGACAGTAACAGTAGGAGACACAATTTTTTCAACAGCATTGTGCAAAGGGCGAATTAATTCGCCATCTCCATCCTCGAAGATTGTAGGTCTAAGAAGAGCGGGAAACCCTGTAATCGGTTTAACCGGAGGAATCTCACCTCCACCTTGAAAGGCGGAGGGAATCAAATTCGTATCGCTAGGAATAAAATTGGCAACTTTAAGTTCACCAAGAGCATTCAAACGACCTGAGAAAGCCTGTTTGCTGATTGACTTCGTCTCTGTAACACAGGGAGGAAGCCACGCACCTTTGCGAGTAACAGGTTCAGATTGATACTGGACCTTATCGCTAGATTGGTAAGCAGTTTGGTTATTTTTATCACTTTCGAAAAGCGGGCATACATAAGAGTCGTCTTGCAGACGAGCAAAATGAGTGCCTAACACAAAAACCTTACCAGTGGTACGATCACACGCTACGTACGGGAGACTACAATCTCCAGATTCTCCTTGAGAACCAACACAGACGATAAAATCGTCAATTTTCCAGCGGACTTTTGATCCGTCGAGGGTTGTAAGTTGGTCTTCATAAGAGACACCAGGTCTAAGATTATTCCCAGTGACGCATTGTATGTTTG